CGCCGCTATCAAATCTGGTTACAGCTTCAACGCTTAATTGACTGTTTGACTGGGAGACCACCGAAAGGTGGTTCTCCCTTTTTTTTATTTTTGGAGAGATAATGGAAATTTCAATTAAAAAAGAAGAACTTCAGAAGAAAAGTATTTTCGTTGCAACACCTATGTACGGCGGCATGAATCACGGGTTGTATGCCAAGGCCTGCCTTGACTTGCAGTCTATTTGCATTCAGTATGGTGTACAAGTTAAATTTTCATTTCTCTTCAATGAATCTTTAATTACACGCGCCAGAAATTATCTTGTTGATGAGTTCTTGAATCGCTCAGATTGTACACATATGCTGTTCATCGACTCAGACATTCACTTCGATCCCAAAGATGTGATTGCTCTTCTTGCACTAGACAAAGATGTTATTGGTGGTCCTTATCCTAAGAAAGCCATTAAGTGGCGTTCTGTTAAGAAAGCCATGGAAAAGAATCCTAATATTGAAGCTGGGTTCTTAGAGAAAGTTACTGGAGATTATGTTTTTAATCCTGTACGTGGCACAGAAAAATTCTCTGTGAGTGATCCACTTGAAGTGTTGGAAATTGGTACAGGCTTTATGATGATTAATCGTGAAGTGTTTGGTAAATTTGAGGCTGCATATCCTCAATTGCGTTACAAACCTGATCATGTTGGCCAAGCACACTTCGACGGTTCGCGTTACATTCATGCATACTTCGATACTATCATTGATAGTGCTGATTCTGCAACAGGTGGCGGCACAGATCGTTACTTGTCTGAAGATTATATGTTCTGCCAACTCTGGCGCAAACTTGGCGGTCAAATTTGGCTTTGCCCTTGGATGCGTACTGACCACATCGGCACTTATCACTTCAAAGGCGACATGCCTGCTGTAGCGAATTACGTTGGAGAAATGTGATGATCGTTGGCCTTCTTGGATTTATTGGTTCAGGTAAAGGCACAGCTGGTGACATCCTTAAAGACCTAGGCTTTACTCCTTTGAGTTTTGCAAAAGGTGTTAAGGATGTTACTGCTGAAATGTTTGGTTGGCCTAGACACCTTCTAGAAGGTGATACGGATGCTTCTCGCAAATGGAGAGAACAACCTGACGAATTTTGGTCCAAAGAATTTAAAAAAGAATTCACACCAAGATTCGCACTACAGTTAATGGGTACAGAAGTTGGACGAAATGTATTTCACAAAGATTTTTGGGTTATTAAAATAAAGAAATATATCAGGGAAAACCCAGAACAAAACTTTGTTATTACTGATGTTCGTTTTAGAAACGAAATGGAATTTGTACACAAAAGTGGTGGTATCTTAATTGAAATACAAAGAGGTATTAAACCACATTGGTATGGGATTGCAAGTAAAGCAAACCGAGGAGATAACGCAGCGGAAAACTTCATGTTGAAACAATCCGGTGTACACGAATCTGAGTGGCGTTGGATTGGAGGTTCTATCGATCATTTTATTGATAATGAGGGAACTTTGGAAGACTTGAAGAAAAAAGTGATTAAAACACTTGAACTTTCCTATGGTTCAAGTATAATCAATGAATTGCAATAAGGAGTATATTATGAAATTATCGAATGAAACACTTAATGTGTTGAAGAACTTTGCAGGAATTAATTCCGGCATTGAATTTAAAATGGGCAATAAGATTGCAACAATTTCGTCAACGAAAACTGTTCTCGCAAAGGCAACTTTGACGGATGAATTTCCACAAGACTTTTGTATCTATGATTTGAATCAGTTCTTATCCGTACATTCTTTGAACAAAGATACTGAACTAGATTTTGATGCACAACATGTGATCTTCAAATCTGGTCGTAGTGAAACCAAATATCGTACCACCGTAAAAACGATGATCGTTTCACCTCCGGACAAAGATTTGAAACTACCAACAATCGACGGTGAGTTCAAACTGAAAGAAGAGGATCTTGCTCAAGTTCTGAAGAATGCAGCAGTATTGGTATCATCACACATTGCATTTCAATCTGATGGTTCCAAAGTTACTGTTTCAACTTTTGATGCAAAAGATGATTCTGCACACACAAACACTATCGAAATTGGAGCTGATAGCAATTCAAAGCCATTCCGTGCAGTTTTTCTAACTGAAAACTTTAAGATGATCCCTGGATCATATATTGTTGAAGTCTCGTCACAGGGGCTTGCTTCATTCAAGAATGAGAAAGGCGACTTGCAGTATTGGATTGCAGTCGAAGCAAAAGAATCCAAATTCGGAGAATAAGATGTTACTTTATTTCACGGACGCAATGTCTAAAAAACCAATTGCAATTAATCCTGTGCATGTAATCGCTGTATTGGAATCTCCAAATACAGAAGAAGTTCCAGGAAATACTGTTGTGAATTTGATCACAGGGACCGTTGCACTTGAAGAAAAGATGTTAGACGTTGTTGGTTCTATTAATGGAGAAATTCGATAATGACTAAAGTGAATACACTTTTTGGTTCATATGATGATGAACAACTGAAGAAACTAAAAGGTTATGTTGATGAGATGGTTCTACATATGAACCGCACTCAAGCCAATGGTGAAGCAATCAAAGATATCGTTGAGGCCGCAAATGAAGAACTAAAAGTTCCTAAGAAAATTATCAAACGTATGGCAAAGACTCAATTTAAACAATCTTTTCACACAGAGGTTGCAGAGTCTAAAGAGTTTGAAGCTTTGTTTGAATCGATGCTGGATGTGAAGTGAACAATATTTACGCATCAAGTTCGAATTTAAAATTCTACCAAGCACCAGCAGCAGTTGGTTATTGGTGTCTTTCGCCGAACTTTTCCGTAGGTATGACAAAGAAACCTAATTGGTTTCACAGAAAAATGGTCACTCTTGTTTTTGGATGGGAGTGGCGCGATGAACTTTAATTATATTATGGAGAATTTGAATGAACGAACACATGTTGTGGGTGGAGAAGTATCGTCCTAAGACTATCGAGGAGTGTATTCTTCCTGATGCTCTGAAAAAGACATTTCAGGACTTTGTAAATCAGAAGAAGATTCCCAATCTTCTTATGGCTGGTACCGCAGGTGTCGGTAAAACTACTGTTGCAAGAGCTCTCTGTGAAGAGATTGGTTGTGATTACATCATTATCAACGGTTCTGATGAGTCTGGAATCGATGTTCTACGCAATAAAATCAAGAACTATGCCTCCTCAATGTCCTTGTCTGGTGGACGCAAAGTTGTTATTCTAGACGAAGCGGACTATCTAAATCCAAATTCAACGCAACCTGCGCTGCGTGGTGCAATCGAAGAATTTGCATCCAACTGTTCCTTCATCTTTACCTGCAATTACAAGAATCGGATTATTGATCCCATTCACTCTCGTTGTACTGTAATCGACTTCAAAGCCAATGGCAGCAAAGCCAAGATGGCCGGCCAGTTCTTTAAACGTGTTGAAAACATTCTTCAAACTGAAGGCATCACCTATGAAAAAGAAGTTGTTGCATCCGTTATCACTAAACACTTTCCAGACAATCGTCGAATTCTAAACGAACTTCAAAGATACGCTGCTGGTGGTACCATCGACAAAGGTATTCTTGCATCAGTCTCTGAAATTCGTATGACTGAACTCGTTACTGCACTCAAAGATAAAGACTTTGCATCGTGCCGTAAGTGGGTCACAAACAACCTGGACAATGATCCGACACGCATTTTCAGAAACATCTATGATGGTTTGTATGTTGTGTTGGAAGCAAATTCTGTGCCCCAGATGGTTGTGATTCTTGCGAAGTATCAATATCAAGCCGCATTCGTTGCAGACCATGAGATTAATCTTATCGCCTGTCTTACAGAAATCATGGTTGAGTGTGCATTTAAATGAGTCCGTTCGACTATGTGGACCTAGTTCTCCACAAGAAAAAGGCAGAAGATGAACTAGATTTCAAGGATTACGCACCCTTTATTGTCAATCGGTCCTTGTCTTATCACCTAGATTGTGTGCCTTATGTCAGTGAGATGAATCTCTGGCCAGGTACCGACAAAGATATGCAATACCAGTATTTTCTAAATAACATTAGACCCATGAAGCGTAAGTTCGCTCCTTGGCAAAAGTCTAAAAAAGATGAGAATATTGATTGTGTAAAAGCCTATTTTGGTTATTCGAATCAAAAAGCCAAAGAGGCTTTGCGTATTCTCACCGATGAACAAATTTCTGAAATAAAAATAAAAACAGATAAGGGCGGGTGAAATGAATGACGTTAGAAATCTGATAGAAGTAACTTTAAAAGAAAAAGATGATTTTCTGAAGGTGCGAGAAACCCTCACCCGCATAGGTGTTGCATCGAAAAAAGATAAGACTTTATACCAATCTTGCCACATATTGCACAAACGTGGTCAATATTATGTGGTACATTTCAAAGAACTATTTGCCCTAGACGGAAAAGAAACAGATATTACCGAAAATGACTTGTCACGCAGAAATGCAATTGTCAATTTATTGGAGGACTGGGGTCTTTTAAAAATAGTCAACAAAGAACAAACCAAAACTCCAGAACCAATCTTTCTTTCTCAAGTGAAGATCATTTCACATAAAGAAAAGAACGAATGGCAATTGGTACCAAAATACAATATTGGTAAACGTTCAAATAATTCTTGACATCCGATATAAATAAGTTTATAATCTCAGTCCCATCGGGATGGGAAACTACCATGCCTGTGAAGGGTAGTAAAAGATCCACAGGTGCCAATAATGCCCACCTTAGGGCCTGTTTGATGCTACGGTAAAAGGCGTCCGTGTAATTACACCTCCGACACGCAAGTTCGGACCAGTATAAGGTAAGCTGGATTAACCGCAACGCCTTCGGGGTTGCAAATTTTATACTCGCTTAATAGGAGAACTATATGACAAATCTCACCTCAAGTCTTTTCGA